AACGGGGGCTTCTTGATTGCCTTGTCCTATTTGTAAATCAGCAATGGAAGCAAAGCGCCTACCTGCCTCCACTAAAATACCCAATAAATTTAATAACGTAGCACTTGGTTCTTTAAAGGGTAGTGTTACAAAAGCATCTCGCAAAGAGCCGCCGGGCGCGTCCATGTCGCGAAACTCACCAGGTTGCAGAGGAGAATCGTCATTGCGAATACGGATCCCACGAGCTTTAAAACCTGCTGGTAGGTTGGCTAAAGTTCCAGCGTCAATGAGCTGACGCAATATTGATGTGGCGGAGCGAGAAAGACTCCCTATCATGTGCGTCAACCCAAAGCCATAAAAGCCTAAACCTGGTAAAAACTTATAGTGAACAAAGTATTGTATTTTTTGACGAAGGGGATCTTCCGGACGCCAGTTGCGTCGAATCGAGAGTATTGCATTATTTCGAGGAGATAGAGTGATAATGTAGGGGAGCTTAATCCCAGTTTCACTGCCGTCTGCATCGACATCTTCGTAGCCCGGAAGATTTAAGTCTGTGTGAATTTCATAAAGGCGACATTCTCCGGTCGAGGAGTAAGAAGGTTCTTCACCTTGTAAACGATCAATTCCTTCTTGGATGTCGTTGGCCTCATAATCCGCACCTCCTCGCATTTCTGTGAGTTCGACGTTTTTATAAAATCCAGTTTGTTGTAGTTTGCGAACATCGTTAAGAGTCATGTCCACCATGTGAGTAATACGTACTGCACTTTGTAGATCTGCGGTTCCATAAGGAACTACTAAATCTTCAGAGGGAATAAATTGCGACACAGCTCTCCCGAGAGTCTGGTCATAATAAACTTTACGAAAGGCGCTACCTGACAGGGGGAGATAAAAGAGAAGCTGATCTGTTTCGGGATCATATTCTTGCATCACTTGCGTAATCTGGTAGTTCATGAACTCTTTGACACGCGAAGCCTGCTGTTCCGAATCAGGAGTTTTAGCTCCTACGATTTGAGTCCTAACAGGACCATTGGCAGGTAGCAATTCTTTGTAGGCTTGCGCCTGGAACTGAGTAACTGATTCAGCTAACAGAGGATGTGTTACTCCTGCTGCGCCTTCAAAGGGTTGAGTGCGTTCTTCATAACGCATACCCAAAAATTCTAAACCGTCTTTATATTGTTGTTCCCACTCTTTACGCGATGATTTATCGCCTTCGACTTCACCTAAACAATCTATTAAAATTTTACTGAGTTCTTGGTCGTCTAAATCGTCTGCTAAATTTGCATAAAATTCGCCTTCTTGTAAAACAGGTGGAGTGGGTCCAACGAGTACGGAGCCGTCATCCATTTCTTCAATGTCAACTTCGCCTTCACCAAATATATCATCATCGGGAATCCCAATGGCAATCGTCTTGCTTTCGTCCTCAATGTTGAGGGATTCTGCTTCGCCTGGATAAAGTCCTTTATCTACATCGGCCATGCGTTACCCCACTAACCCAAAAAAATACAGTGTGTTCATAGTCACAATAATTAGTAAAGAAAGTGCTAATCCGAAGGCAAATGCTTTTCTTTCTGCTTTCCATCCAAACTCTGACATTTTACCTCCTCAAATAACATGCCACTTATCCAATTACGCCATTGTGTGCAAGGCGCAATTACAGTTTTAACGCATTGCTCTACCATAACCGCGTTTTGCTGCTCCTACACCACGTGGTTTCTTAGCGCGGGATTTTTTATCCATTGTGCCAACCGAAGCATACGCTTTGCGATTCATGGATTTTTCCATGCCTTTGCTTTCGGCGCGCCTGGATTTAAGGCTTTGCTTTTTCTTACCGTGTTTGGCACCTAACGATTCATCTAGTCGGTCATCATACCCTTGAGCCAATCCACCCTTCTTCATTCCACCAGGACCTACACCCTTTGGTTCATCAGGGTTCATAACGCCCATACCTGCAACTTTATAAGGCCTTCCTGCTGCATATCGACCTCTGCTGCTAATCCTATGTGCTGGTCCTCTTTCCATAAAGTCTATTAGACCGCCTTTACCAGTAACATTTGCTGTATCGTAACCATGTTTAGCTAGACCGCCACCGGCTTTCTTTTCAAGACGATCAATTCTTTTTTTCAAATTAGCAGATCTGCCTTTAACTAAAGGATTCTTTCTTTTGGCTACTCTGGCTTGACGTTTCTTTAAGCGTGTCAATCTTCTTGATTTAGTGGTTGATTTAGCTGCGATCTTGCGTCCTTGTTGTTTGCTCACTGTACCCTTACCATCCTTCTTGCTGTACGCACCACCGATAGTTTTACTGCGTTGCGTTTCCAACATCGCTGGGGTTTCACCTTTAATTCTGACGTGATACTTATTGCCGTTCCATTCAAATGTTTTCGCTTTTGAACGATCATTCAAATAATCGTTCCGAGCTTTTCTGAACGCCGCTCCAAACCCAGTGGCTTTCGGTGAGGGTTGTTTCGCAGGTTGTTTCTCCTTGCCAGCTTGGCTTACCGCAGTCACTGCGGCAGCACCGGTGACCACTGCGGCTCCTTGTTTCGTTCTTGTCTTACCAGTTTTTTTGTCGTATTTCGAAGTGGTCTTTTGCGACACCGATTTGTGTTGACCCTTCTTATCGGTCTTGTAATGCGGTGAGCCTTTCTTCTGTCCCGGACGGGTTTTTATCTTAGCCTTCTTGCCCTGCACCTTCCGACTTAATCGACCTATACCTTCAAATATTTTTGTTTTAGCCATTATCCTTGTCTCCGATCGTTTCTTCTCTGGACGAATCCGCCCGCTTGTTTGTGGACCACTCCACCTTTACTACCTCCCCAAGGTGGGTTTGGTCCATAACCTCCACCTCCACCACTACCTCCTGGAGTTCCTGCTACGCGTGGAGTCCCTGGTGAGACTGATCTCGTTGGTCTTGCCCGCTTAGAACCTTTTAATTTATGTTTCTTCCATAGTGAAAGACCACCGCGTTTTCCTCTTGGATATGTTTGTCTACTTCCTGGTCCAGGCATTACTTCCTCCCGTATTCCTAGTAATAAATGCGTTGTTTAGGCAACGGTTCTTCATCTTCTTCATCCGAGTATAACCGAACGAAGTTTCCTTGTCTAAATCTTAATATGGCTTGCGTCATCGAGTCAACATAATCATCGTGTTCGGCAAAAGGAAAAGCCGCACACTCCTCAATCAATTCTTCCGCAAAATAAGTATCGGGTGCCCACACCATCTCCGATTCAAACACCGGGCTAACCGCATGCACACGCGTAATCTTATCGTTGCCGCGTGACGGACGATAATTAGAAACAGGGATCCCCATGCTGCGTAATTCCTGTGTCAAAGGGAGTCCCGATGCCTGCGCTTCCACCAATACCAAATCGGGTTCGTACTCCTGGTACTTGTCGTACGCCACACTTTTCAATTCGGGGAAATCGTAACGACCCCGGGTGGCGTCCAACAAAATAAGCGCATCGCCTGAATCCTCGTTCGGCGTAAACACACCCCACGTCGTAATGGCCGAATAATCCGCCGTCTCACTGCGACTGAACGCAGTATCGTAACTTTGAATCACATAATGACAAGCGGGCGGCTCATCGGGTTCCCAGATCTGCCACCACTCCCGCTTAATAATCGCGCCTTCTTCCGACGTGGGATTCTGCATGTATTGCGCGTTCCACTTACTTACTGGCAACGACGCCTTCACACTCTCCAATTCTTCTTTCTGCCAATACTCTGGCCACAACACATTGCCCGTGTCCTCAAACATAGCGGGCAATTCCAAGATCTCCCACTGGTCAGCGTGCAATTCCCCTTGCTTCTTCAACAACTTAGCCGTCAGATCCAACGTACTCCACCGAGTCATCACAATCACAATCGAACCACCGGGTTGTAAACGCTGACGAGGACCAGAGGTGTACCACTCATAAGCTGACTCCAACGCGCTGGGTGAAAGCGCGTCTTGCTCTGAGTGGGGATCATCAATAATCAAGAGATCGGCACCACGTCCTGTGATAGCACCGCCGACCCCCGCCGCGAAATATTCTCCCGCTTTATTCGTTTCCCAACGTCCCGCACTTTTAGAATCCGCACGTAAAGCCACTTTAGGAAACACCGCCTTGTATTCGTCCGAGTCCATAAGGTTCCTAACTTTACGACCAAAACGGACTGACAGTTCTGCCGTGTGGGTGGTCTGCATGATTTTCAAATCGGGTCGGAGTCCCATAATCCAAGAAGGAAAGTAAACCGAAGCGAACTCGCTTTTCGTGTGTCTCGGTGGCATATTAACAATTAACCGCTTGATCTCACCTTTGGCGATAGCATCTAACTTTTCAGCAAACAACCGATGGTGGTCGCCTTTAATGAACTCTGGCCAAATGTATTGAATGTAATTGAGGAAAGATTCACGTATGTTGTCTTGATTATTAAGATTCTTTAAACGCTGTTGTAGAAGGAGTATTTCCTTCATACTTTCTTCTGAAACGTGCTTTAGGTTCAAGGCCATCTAAATGTCCCGGCGGCGTCCCTTAACAGGAGTCTCAACGTAACCGCCAAGATTTTTCTTGAGGGAAGGTTTATTCAATAATTTGTTTATTGCTTTTTGACTGTTTGTGTCAAAATGAAATACAGCAGTAACTTCATCAGGTACTCCACCAACGTCAATTAAATGTTTTTTAAACTCAGGAGTTTTAGGTCGTATCTCTGTTGTTTTACCAACTATTTGCCTTGCTACACCTATAACTTTACCTGTTTCATCTGTAATGGAAAGTTGTGTCCACTTTTTATCTGTAGCTGCTTTTACAGGTGTCGAGGCTTTTATTTTTCCAATTGAAGAAACGAGGTCTTTAAGGATTTTTACTTTGCTCATATTGA